GCTGACAATAATGTAGTACTAACAGGTAGGGCAAATATTGAACTTTTTCCTAATAAATTTCATTTAGTGCCCTATAATGTTAAAATGAATGCCGGTGCTATAGCTACATATCTAGCAGCATTTGATGGACATCACACTGTTTATCTAGTAGGAGTAGATCTAGACAATTATCCTCGAGGGCAAAATTCAATCTATCACGATACACCAGGTTACCCAAACGGTCATAAACCCATTAATTACAGACGTTGGGTTCAAGAATACAAAGAAATTTTTGAAACTTATAATGATGTAAACTTTGTAAGAGTGTCGCGTGGTGTTAACAGTCCTATTCCCGAAGAATGGGCTAGATTGCCTAACGTAGAACAAATGCCCTACGATAGATGGAAAAAGATAATTGATCTTGGAGCACAGGGAGCAGGCTAATTCTGTTCTTGTTCTCGAATTTTATCTCTGTTTGCTTTTACATTAAAGGTTCGCCAAACTCCTGGGTGCAAAGGTTTAGGATAATCGTCTAATTTAACCCAGCAGTATCCCTTGTGCTCTTGATTTAGTTCAGGAACAAACTCTTCATCTACTTTAATTAAAAAAGTATGATAGGTAAAATTATTTTTTGTATTATGGTAAGTTTCTATTGGTACAAAGATAGCATCACTAATACTGCCGCCAAGCTCCTCGCCAATTTCTCTACGTAATCCGTCAAGCACAGTTTCATTAGCTTCTATTTTTCCACCAACAATACCCCATTTGTTAGCTTGACGCCCATTGTTGCGCAACAAAAACAAATATCTCATAGTTTTTGTGCATAGGATAAGGGAACCACAATTAATACTGGGCTGTTGATCTGATTTTAAATTATTAACTGCCATTGGCCACCTTTGTAGATTCCTTCGTAGGTCTTAGACCAATTGCCATTGAAGAATCTATAATGCATATTGGTGTTAAGATTTACGACATATTCTACACTATCTGCCAGGGTACTGTCAAAACTTACTACCCAGTGTGTGCCTGTATATTGAATAATATCATTTGCGTGAGCAGTTATTCTTGTACCATCCACTCCTAACCAATTATAACTGTAATCATCTACATCGTAGCCTTCAGCATCAACATTGTAGTCATAGGCTAACAAATAACGTGTGCCCTGAACGGGCTCAGGAAGTTCTTTGCTGGGTCTATTTTTCCTAGGATCAATTATAGCGTTTACTGGATTTAAGGTGGTCTGGGGTACACTGTCTATATCAGCAGTCCATAGTAAAACATTGTTATTGTTGGGGTGGTAGGCTACAGTGCCTACTAGTGTATTTTCACTGTCTATTTCATATTTAATTCTAGTACTACCGCTTACTAGATTACCATATAACACTACCAGATCTCGCCAATTGTGACTTTGCCCTATTTTTTCTGGCATTGCAGTAAAGCTAAGTCTATCATCCACGCTTACATTAACAAATTTATTAACAGTAACCACGTTTTCGTCCACACTGACTACTGTTGTTAATACTCCACCTATATTGCTTACCATTCCGGGATTTATATCAAAACCGGAACTTAAGGTAATACTAGTATTACTAGACGTATTTGCGGTTGCCCTTTTCCATATATTAACACCCAGGGGGTCTACCGTGGGACTAGAATATTTTACCAGTTGGATTTCCGCAGTGGGATTAGCGTAATCGGAACTGTTTACTTTAGTTACTAATATACTATAATCTAAAGGTGTATAGTAATTTCTAGTAAACAAATTACTGTCATCCAAGATAGCGTCTGATATTTCACCATTAACGTCATAGATACTTGAAATAATTTTATGTATTACTCCCTGGCGTTTCACAATAGCAGGTGGGCTAATCCAAATTGGAACTTCAAATGTCAAAGTACTAACATCAATATTGTCTCCAGTTCCAACTGGTACCGTTCTGTTAGTAAATCCTGTATCAGTTAACAGTACATAACTAAGGCTACTCCAGTCTATATAATTATCAGTGCTTTGCACCTCAATCGCTGGATTAAAGATACTACATATCTGTTCTAAAAGCTGAAGTTTTTGCTCAGTATTACTAGTCCAAATATCTAATTTTATTGTCAGTGTGTAGGGCACTGGCATCATTCTTTCTACTGTGACTGCGTCCCCCTGTTGCGTAGTGTAGGCGCCGGTCAAAGGATCAATAGCACGTTGTGTTAGGTGTAATTTGCTTACAAAACTAGGATTCTGTACTCGGTTACGATCGTAACGCATAGCAGCAATATAAGCTGACATAGCTGGAACACTGTTTAAATAGTTTTCACTATTATTTTTAAGAATAGCTAATGCCTGTTTAGTGCCGTCACCATAAATTACAGGAACTCTTTTTAAAGACTTTACATTATCTGTATTAAACTCAACATAAAAATTACTTAAAAGCCTTATAAACTGTGTTAAAAAACGTCTTACCTGACCGTCGTAAAAATAACCGCTGTGCATTATCTATCCTTGATTAATTATCTGCTTCGGGTGTTAGGCCCTTGCTCAATGACACCTGTGTGGGATGTTGACGGCCATCATAACCAGTATAGGTGCCTGCTGTAGTTCTAAAATATTCTCTTTGTGTTTTATTTTCGTGACTATTTGGCGTTAGATCTGTTCTACGGAAATCTTCTACTTTGGTCCAGCGACGCCCATCATATCTAAATAATCGGTTAGGCACGTAGTCAGTACGTAAAACGTAATCTCCTATGTTAGCACTAGCAGGAAAACTTGTTCTTGCAGCAACATCCAGGCCATTGGGAGTAGAACTTCCACTTATATAGGCGTCTAGTGCCTTTTGGGGAGTGAGCAAACCAGCATCAGATTGTGTGACCCTACTATCTGTGTGCAGTGTAGTGCTGTCAGTTCTAGTACCTAAAGTGTCACCACTACCCTCATCTATCCGTTTACTTCCAATAAAAAATGGAGTCGTATCATAACCTGAAGCAGGTACGTCAATATCTGCTTGATTTATTATTGCATCATTGATGTTTAGTAACTTGTCGTAGTTACTTAAATAGTTACCCACTGGTGTGGTTTCATCAGTGCCAGTAATCTTGTTAATAATATCCTTGTATTCCTGACTATCCACCAGGGGTGTCATTTTTACACGTACAAGGTGAGGCCACCAGGTTTGGCTAAAGCCCTCGGCTGCAAATATTACCTCTTGAACTACGTAAAATCTTTTTAGGGCCAGTGGTATATCATTGTCTAGGGGATAATAGTCTGTGAGGTGTGGTAGTTCTATAACATCTCCACTAAGTATTTTTCTACCTAGTGCAGCCACAGTGTCATTTAAATGAAAAGTCATTAGCACTGTATCAGCACTTAAAAATAGACCAAATTGTGACAGGTCGTAATCGTGGTCACTTACCTGATAAATTCCTCTTAGGCTATAGATACTGCTATCATATTTTCTATCACGATTTTCTAAGAATAATAAATCCTGGATGTTCTGTTCTGTTTGATTAGTGTACACTGGGCGATCAGCACTACGCCAAAAAATACTAATGGGCTGCGTTGTACTGATAGTTTCTGTTGTATTAATACTTAAATTCACTGTGTTCGCCACAGTGTTTACAGCAGTAATTGTGGTATTCGCTGCTAGCCCTGGGCCCTGTACTACTTGCCCTATAGATAAATTCACCACCGTGTTATGGCTAAAACTTAAACTTGACACATTGGCATTTGCGGTGCTGGTCAGGGTATAACTATTGGCATAGTTGTTGCTACCAAGATATTTGTGTAAATATACTCCAGTACCACCAATTGTAAATATTTCGCTCACACGGCGATCTATAAACTTATAATCGTTACTATGAGCATTTTTCCATAATGATAAGCGTGGCACTTTGTAGAATCCTTGGGTTATTATATATTTACTTATATTTACCCTATTTGAAAGCTTTGACTTTTACGCTGAGTCAGTGTATAATGGATCTAGAAAAATGAATTCCTACGCAGAATATCGGGAAAAATTAGAAAATTTAACCAAATTGGCAAAGTCTATTGCCAATGGTGAAGCTAGCAGTCAGCTGCTGAAAATGTTAAATTCTAGTTATTCTATACTCAACGATATCAATCAGGAATCAGTTACTTGTCGTAGACTGAGGCGAGAAACACCGGATTTTATTAATTTGAAAAACAAGTTGGACCAATATATAAAAGATGTAGAATATTGGTTGACTATTGCTCAACTTACTTACTAGGAGTTATTATGGTTAAAGTTGCCCGAGTTAAAAATGATCTTAGATCAAGCCATCTGGGAGACGAAAAATATACAGGTTCCGAGCCACATTGGGATACTGAACTAGCTTTAGAAATGTCTCAATCTGAGTTTGATGGCCATCTTAGGAAAAGTTTTTTCTATTATAACTACCATTTTACACAAAAAGACCTTAAAAAATATGTTGTAGAATGGATGCAACAAAATAACTATTCTAAGTCTGATCTATCTGCTTTTATTAGGAGTCCTGATCGCAGCATACCTATAACAGCCTGTAGTATTGCTAGAGCTCATAAACGAGGTATGCCATTGCGGAAGCGTGAGATAGATTTTCTTAAAACCAGTATTATAAACGCTATTGAACAAGCTGAGCCTGTTGTTGTAGAGGAAATTAAAACTCCCAATCAGGTAGTAACGATCCAGGATAGGCTTAATGAAAAAACAAGTTTGACTATTGGGGAACTGGAAGGCTACTATGATGACCTGGAATCTATTAAGTTTTATGATTTTCTAACTACGCAGAACGTTGCACAGGCACAATTGGGCAAAATTGAAAAAGTTTATCTAGATAGGCGTGCGGAATTAGAGACTGCTCAGACCAAGAAAGATGCACAGTTAGCAGAAGCCTATGGTCATTTTAAAGCAGCCGACTTTAAAAAACGCTATGCCTGGATAGATGGTTTATTGGAAGCAATAGATCAGTATAGGAATGTTAAACGTGCAACCAAGAAAACAAGAGTTAAACGAGCGCCCAACAAAGAGAAACTTGTTGCCAAATTAAAATATCTTAAAGAAGAAAAAACACTTAAACTAGTAAGCATTGACCCTACTAGTATACTAGGGGCACAGCAACTTTGGGTCTACGATAGCAAGACCCGAAAGCTTATACAGTATATTGCTGACGCAGTAACGGGGCCGTTGGGAGTCAAAGGAACTAGTTTAACTGGTTATGATGCTGCAAAGAGTGTGTGTAAAACACTGCGCAAGCCTGAAGAACAACTAAAGTTGTTTGCTAAAGCTGGTAAGGTAGAACTACGGAAGTTTTTGGCAGGAATTAAGGCTGTGGAAACACAGGCTTCTGGACGTATTAACGAGAATCAAATATTACTTAAAGTTGTATAATAATGGATATTGCAGCAGATTTAAAAAATAAAAGAGTGCTAGTAACCCAGGCCAACGATATGATGGGCCCTGCCATTGTGCAGGTGTTTCAAGAGCTGGGAGCAAGAGTTACTGCGGACATCAATACCCTTGAAGATCCTGACTATCCCCAAACTCTTATTAGCAAAGTAGGAATAGTTGACGTCCTAATAATTGGGGCAGGAATACCTGGAGATAGCAATAAAGCTGAAAATGTAACCGATGAAATTTGGCGTAAAACTTTTGCCTATACGGTTGATCCCTTGCCTAGACTGGTAAAAGCAGTTCTTCCACAAATGTTGTTACGTAAATCAGGAAAAATTATTGTAATAGGAAGTGCCGCAGCTCTAAAAGGTCAAGATAGATCTACAGTATATAGTGCAGCTAGGGGAGCTCAATTATCCTATATACAGGCACTTGGGGTAGAATTAGCCGAGCACAATATACAGGCAAATGCTATAGCACAAAATTTTGTAGAAACTGAAATGTATTATCCTAAAGAAACGATATCTACAGAAGCACTACAACAAACAATAAAACACACTGTACCCCTTGGGCGTATGATGTCACCCTTCGAAAGTGCCCATTTTGTTGCCTACCTAGCTAGCTCATACGCAGACTGTTTTGTGGGGCAAATATTTCCAATATCAGGAGGTTGGGTCACACGCTAGGTCAAAATAAATAAAGTCAAGGACAACCAATATGCCACAAACACTTAATTTATCTACTGCCTATAACAGATCCAATCTGGACAATCAAACTCTTAACCAACAAGACAATCTTAGTGTTTATGCCCTAAGCTTAGACGGCCCCGGGGTCATTAGCCAAGATCAAGCTATAGCAGTTAACGAACAAATCCAGACGCTGAATCAACTAAGAAATGATATCATTGATTATGTTAGATTGAGATTGGGTGATCAAATAGTAGACGTAGAATTGGATAAAGAGCACTACGATATAGCCATTAAACAAGCACTTACTAGATATCGTCAACGTGCTGGCAATGCAGTAGAAGAAAGCTTTGTGTTTCTAGACTTACTGCCTGAAACTCAGGAATATATACTACCTAACTATATAGACACAGTCAAGGCTATCTACAGACGAGGCATAGGAAGTGTGACAGGCACTACAGCTAGCCAATTTGAACCGTTTGCGTCAGGATATCTTAACACCTATATGCTAGTAGCTGGAAGAGTGGGCGGATTAGTTAACTATGAACTGTTTAGTCAGTACCAGGAACTTGCAATGACTATGTTTGGTGGCTATATTAATTTTACCTGGAACAAAGTTACTAAAAAACTATCGCTTGTAAGAAAACTGCCCTCTCAGAGCATAA